GGTGGTGGTTTACCGTCAGCGCAAGGACGGAGGCAAGGATCGTGTGACCGATCACTGGCTCTACGGCCTTCTGGCCCGCAAGCCCAATCGGTTCCAGAACCCCTTCGAGTGGCGCGAAATGCTGCAAGGGCACTTGGCCCTGAGGGGCAATGCTTTCTGCCAGATCGCCGCTAACCCAAAGGGGGAGATCACCGAACTCATGCCGATTCACCCAGACCGGGTACGCATGGAGGTGATGGACAGCGGGGACTTCCGATACCGAGTTCGGATGCAAAACGGGGATGAAGCCGTATTCCCGCGTGGGCAGATCTGGCACCTGCGCGGCCTTTCATCTGACGGATTGATGGGTATGAGCCCCATCGAGTTGGCACGAGAGAGTCTGGGCATGGCTCTGGCCGCTCAGGACTACGGGGCGCGGTTCTTCACGAACGACGCCAAACCCACCGGCGGTTGGATCGAGTTTCCGGGTACCTTCAAGGACCCCGAGGCCAAGCGGGTGTTTAGAGACTCCTACCAGGCTGCGCAGTCCGGCTCCAACCGAGGCAAAGTCCTGGTACTGGAAAACGGCATGAAGTTCCATGAGGTGGGCGTCACGAACAAGGACGCTCAGTTTCTGGAGCTGCGCAAGTTCCAGATCACGGACATCGCCAGAATGTTCAGAGTGCCCCCGCACATGATCGCCGACTTGGACAGAGCGACGTTCTCGAACATCGAGCAGCAAAGTCTGGAATTTGTCATGCACACCATGACACCTTGGGCCGAACGCTGGGAAGCCTCGATCGAGTCCGACCTCATGCTCGATGGCGATCGGCTGGAAGTTGAGTTCGACTTTGCCAACCTGATGCGCGGGGATGCAGCCAGCCGTTCGGCTTACTACCAAAGCGGCATTCAAAACGGCTGGCTCACCCGAAATGAGGCACGAATTGCAGAAAACCTCAACCCGCTGCAAGGCTTGGACCAACCCCTTCGCCCGCTGAACATGGTCGAGGAAGATGACGCCGAAGAGGCCGCCCAGGAAGACGACCCTAACGGCTCAGAGCCAGCCGAAAACGAAGCTTCCCCTGGTGAGCAAGAGATGAGCATGCGCTTTCGCAAGCTGGTGCAGTCCAACGCTGCTCGGCTTGCTCGGAGGATTGCCAAGAAGGGCTCACTGGGAGCCAACGAAACCGACCTGATTGCCCAGGCCTTCGCACTGCAAGCCAGCCAGGTCAGTGCCTGGGCGCAGCAGCAAACACTGCCCTTTGAGGAAGACGCTTTGGCTGCTTCCCTGATTCAACTTGGAATGAACACATGAACAAACAACTCCTGCTCTCCGAATTCCTGACCACGCCCTGGGCACTGATGCCCGAGCGTTTGCAGGCCATGTCCGGCATCCTGACGCGTTGGTCTGCGGGCGAGCCACCCAGCGACGAGAATCTGTTTCAGGTAAACACTGATCGCCTGATCCGTAACACCCGTAAACAAATTGCGGCCGCCAGCGCGGGCACCGGCATCGCAGTGCTGCCCCTGTACGGGGTTGTGACGCAACGCGGCAATATGGTCGATGACATTTCAGGGCCGGGCAGCACCAGCACCCAGCAGTTCGCTTCGGTCCTGCGCCAGATGCTGGCCGATGACACTGTGGGCCAGATTCTGATCGACATCGACAGCCCTGGTGGCAGTGTCTATGGGGTCAGCGAGCTGGCCAGCGAAATCGTCAAGGCTCGCGCCCAAAAGCCGGTCATTGCCGTGGCCAACAGCCTGGCTGCGTCCGCAGCCTACTGGATCGGCTGCTCGGCCAGCGAGTTCTATGTCACCCCGGGTGGCGAGGTGGGCTCGATCGGTGTGTGGCAGGCCCACTTCGACTATTCGAAAGCGCTGGAAGAGGAAGGGGTCAAGCCCACCCTGATCTCAGCGGGCAAATTTAAGGTCGAAGGAAACCCGTATGTGCCGCTCGATGAGCAGGCGCAAGCCTTCATGCAGTCCCGTGTAGACGACTACTACAACGCTTTCGTCGAAGCAGTGGCCCTTGGCCGTGGTGTCTCGGCAAATATCGTGCGCTCTGGAATGGGTGAGGGTCGGGTGCTTGGTGCAGATGCTGCATTGGCCGCCGGGATGGTGGATGGCATTGCCACCTTCGACGATGTGCTGGCCCAAATGCAGGCCAGTGTTCGCCGCAACCAGCCACGCGGACAGTCACGGCTGAAACAGGCACGAGACGCTCTCGCGCTGATCTGAAGCATTTCATTTCTGCAGCTCTCCGTTGAGGGCTGCACCTTCCTGCGACCCGTTGGTCGTCATCCCTGTCGCCGCCTTGAGTCATTCCGACCAGGCGGCTTTTTAATTTCTGGAGTCAATCCCATGAGCAAACAACTGCGCGAGCTGCAAGCCCGCAAAGCCACCCTGGTTAAGGACGCACGCGCCCTGACCGATATCGCTGCCGCTGAGCAGCGCGACATGAACGAAGAAGAAGTCAGTGCTTTTGAAGTCCTCAAAGCCAGGATCGAAGCTACTTCGGCTGCGATCGACCGTGAATCTGCCTTAATTGCCGAGGAAGCGCAGATGGGCCACGCAGCCCAACTGCCCAATGCCTCGGTGATTACGGTGGTTAATAACGCCGAAGCCGATCCCAAGCATGGCTTCAAAAGCGTTGGCGAGTTCCTTAAAACCGTCCGCCATGCGCAAAACCCGGGTTCCTCAATCGATGACCGCCTGTTGATTGGCATGAATCGCAGTGCTGTGGCCCCTGCCTCCTTTGGTAACGAAGGCTCGGCGCAGGATGGCGGTTTCCTCGTTCCCCCGCAATTCGCACAGGAAATCTTCCAGCTTTCGCTGGGTGAGGACTCCCTGCTGCCAATGACCGACAACGTGGAGATCACGGGCAACACCATGGCCTTCCCCAAGGACGAAACCACGCCCTGGGGCACCAACGGCATTCGTGCTTATTGGCAGGGTGAGGCTGCTTCTGCCATCGGCACCAAGCCGGTGCTCGGCCTGTCGACCCTGCGCCTCAAAAAGCTCATGGCTCTGGTGCCTGTGACGGACGAGCTGTTGGATGACACCAATGCCCTGTCGACCTACCTGCCCGACAAGATCGCCACCTCCATTCGCTGGAAGACCAACGAGTCGATCTTGTTTGGCTCGGGCACGGGCTTGCCTGTGGGTTGCATGACCAACGCCACCACGGTGACGGTAGCCAAGGAATCGGGGCAAGCCACACAGACCCTGCTTGCGCAGAACCTGGCCAAGATGATCTCGCGCCTGCCGCCAGGCTCGTTTGGTAAGGCCGTGTGGATCGTCAATAACGACGTTCTGCCTGCTCTCTTCACACTGACGCTGGGCAACTACCCCATCTACCTGCCCACAGGCATGAACCCGGGTGGCATTCAGGTCTCGCCCTACGGCATGCTGCTCGGCCGCCCTGTCTTTGTCTCGCAACACGCCAACACCTTCTCTTCTGCGGGTGATGTGCTGTTGGCAGATCTGTCGTACTACCAGACCATCACCAAAGCCGGTGGCATGCAAACGGCTACATCCATGCACCTGTACTTCGATGCGGACCTCACGGCTTTTCGCACCACTTTCCGCATGGACGGCCAATCCAAGATCGCTGCTCCGATTTCCCCCGCCAAGGGCAGCACGACCATGTCGCCCTTTGTCCAACTGGGCGCACGTTGATCGTCCCCACACTTTGAAGGAGAACTCTGATGTTTCCCAATGCAAAAGGCAGCGAACTGTTTTCAGTTCTGGCCACCATCGATCCCGCAAGCCAGGCTGTGGGTACTGTCACCACCGGCTGGATTTCGGCGGGCAACCATCACAGTCTGCTTGCGCTTGTGCAAAGCGGCGTCTTGGGCACGGGTGCCACGCTAGACGCGAAGCTGCAGCAAGCCACTGACGTTTCTGGCACGGGGGCCAAAGACGTGACAGGAAAAGCCCTCGCTCAAATCGTCAAGGCCACAGGTGACAACAGACAGGCCCTGATCAACCTGCGCCCCGACGATCTGGACGTCACCAACGGATACGCCTATGTGCGCCTTTCGCTGACGGTAGCTGTTGCTGCCAGCTTCACGGCAGCGCAATTGCTGGGTTTCAACCCCCGCTTTGCGCCAGGGGATGCCAGCAACCAGGCTGCAGTTGCGCAGGTGGTCTGAGTCTGATGGTGGAGCAATCACATGCCCATGCAGTTGATTACTCCACCCGCAGGGGAGCCCATCTCGCTTGCCGAGGCCAAGCTCCACCTGAGGGTGGATTTCGATGACGACGACAGCCTGATCCAGGTCCTGATCTCGGCCGCCCGACAGGCGGCCGAGACCTTGACCAATAGGCAACTCGTCACCGCTCGCTGGCGGATGGTGCTCGACAGCTTTCCAGGACCGAGCCTCATGGGCGTACCCGCAGGACAGACCTTCACGCTGCCCGGGCACGCTGTTTTGCTGCTTAAATCGCCCGTGCAGTCG